AATGAATCTTTACAATCAAGGCTGTAATTTTGAGTTAAAGCACAAGCCATTTTTATTAAATTAAATTAGTTTGAAAAAAATGGGGGATATATTTCAATCCCCCGATAAATTATGCAAGGATAAACTTCACTACTTCGTCAGGGAAGGCAATGTTTACACCCATCTTAAACTCAGATACGAAACGCACTTGGTCTGCTTCTTTTGCATAGAAAATTTCAAACTTCTCTTCTTCGTTCAATAAGTCAGTACCTAAGAACATATTGCTTAAACGCATAGCGTAAACCTTGTTAGTTCCGTTAAGACCTGCAACTGCTACAACTTTGATTGTAGTACCAGGAAGTACAAATTCGCTATCAGCTTTAACATCAATTTGGTAATTGAAAGAACCGCTATTTTTAAGAGCAACAGTGTAAGTACGGAATAAATCTTGACCACAGAAGATAGTCATATCGTCAGCAGCTACAACTTTAGCAGGGATTGCTTGGTAAACACCATCAAAGATAGAGATTACGTTAGCAGCAGTAATGCTTGATAAAGGAGCACCACTAATGTAAGTAGAAGCGTTTGCAGCAACAACACCTGAAGCAGCACCGATTAACTTAACAAGACCATCGAAGCGGTTAAGGTTAACATTCACACTTGAAGTGTCGCCAGTCCATAGCGCAGTTTCTAATTGAGCAGCGATTGTCTTAGCTTTCTTTTCAGAATACTCTTGCTCGAAAGGTACGCTATCGTACATAGAGCCAGTAGGTAAAGCTTTTTGTAAATACTTAGCTTCAAGGTCTTTAGGACATAAAGCTTCGTTTACTTTAATTTTACCAGGAGTTACAGTACGTTGAGTAAAGGTAGTAGAACCAGAAGCATTGAAGCCACAAGCAGCACCATCTTGGAAGATAGCGTCTGTTTCCATAATGTTGATTTTTTCGCTTGACTTTACGCCAACCATAACGTTACCTGCGCTCTTAATAAGAGCAGCAGTTTTTGCACCCAATACAGATGAAGTTACAAGTAGAGCTTCGTTTTCTTTTGTATAGTTTGCTAATGCAGATACATCAAATCCCATTTTATTTTATTTTTATTTGTTTAATAAAGCGTTTCTAAATTTCTCAATTCTATCGTACTTCATTGAGTGTGTAGTTACGTTAGAACCGAAGGTTTGTTTTGGTTGCGCAATAGGTTCAGCGTTAGGAGTTTTTGTAAGTGCTTCTATAAGTTCAGCTACTTGACTAAAGCCATTCTTAACTTTTGCCTCTAATTCTGCTACTTTTGTTTTAAGACTTTCGTTTTCAGCTACTAAGTTTGCGATTTCGTCAGCCATTTTCTCGTCAATCTTGTTGCCTAATTCAGCAGGTACTTCTTCAGCTTCTTTTGCTTCAGCTTCAGGAGTTTCGATTGATAAGATTTTTGCAGCTTCGTCTAATACGATTTTAGTGCCGTCTGCTAATTGGTGTTCTCCCATTGGTGCAGGACTTCCGTCTTCCAATGTAACTTGACCACCGATAGCAAGTTCGCTAATCATAACCTTAGTTCCGTCTATAAGGCTATATTCTGCGAATGTAACAGGTACTTCTTCGATAGGTGCAGGAGCAGGTGCAGGAGCATCTACCATTGGCATATCTTCGAATAAAGCCCTAATTTGCATAATTGCATCTTTTGCGTTCATCATTCTTTTTGTTTAAATATTAATAAAAGATTTTGTTTATCATTTAACCCGTTGCAATATTTCCTTTATTGCATTCATAAGTTCTTGTTCTTTGCTTGGCTTTGTCTTGTAAGTAAATAACCCTTCTACGCTAAAGCCTTTGAATTTACCCTCTTTAACATCGTTCCAAACGCCTTCGTTATCTACTTTGAAAGAACCAAACCAAGACCCGTCAGGTGCATCTTCAAACCCTTTCATTGGTAAGATGCCACGGCTTTCGTCTGTAATAAAGCTTTCAAACATAGTAACACCTTCTACTTGTTGGTCAGGAGAGTGCATTAAGTTTACGTTTGATTGGTAGCCTCTTTTGAAAAACTTTTGCGCAATCTTAAAAATAGTATCTTTAGAAAACACCACATAGTAATCGCCATAAGTAGCATCGCTGCGAAAAATAGGTACGTCAGCAAGCATAAGAGGTCCAGAAATAATACGCTTATCTTCGCTAACCACTTCAAAGCGTTGTTGATTTTTAAAGGCATTCCAATTCTTTTGAATAGCAGGTCTGTCTACGAGTGCCACATAATCCACTTCGGCATCGTCATTCATATCCTCGCTAATGTCTAATAAGTAAACAGGTAAGTCCATAATTCTAAATATTAAGTTTTTTAAATTGTTATCATTTAACCAAATCTTGCACGTTGCTGAATAGCTGCCATACGTTGTTGGTTACTTGTTACATCGCTTTCCACTACATAGGCTCGTTGTGCTTGGTTGCCTAAAGCATTAATCGACTGAGTGCTTAAGTTAGTAGTCGCTGCTTGTGGTGGTGGTGGTGCCATTGGAGCCATAGCACTAACATTCGGTGCGCTCATATTACCTGCACTTGATGCGCCAGAACCGCCCGGTGTTTTAACTGCTAATATATTTTTAACTGCACTAAAACCTGTTGCTGCTGCCATAGCAACCGCAGGAATAGCTAAAGGAAAACCTAACTTAACACCTGCTGCGATACCTTGATAAGTATTAATTAAAGCACCTGCAACCGCCAATGTCTTACCTGCTGCCGTTTCTTTTCCTAATATATCAGCCGCTTGAGTTAAAGCTTGAGAAGTCATTTGCAAAAGCTGCACTTTTGTTTCAGCTTCTTTTTTGTCTATCTCAGTTCTTGCCTTTGCATTTGCTGCTACACCTGCATTATATTGTTCTTCTGTTATTAATTTTTTAGCAAAAGCATCTTTAAGTAGTGTATCTTTTTGGTCTAATAAACTCCTTTCAATTTGCAAATCAGTTTCATTGTCTGCCAACTTTTTATCTAATGCAGCAAGTTCACTATCAGAGATTTTTTTATCTTCAGCTAATTTTAATGCGTCAAGTGCTAAAGCTTCCTTTTTAGCTAACTCTATTTTTAGTGCGGTCTTTTGCTCAGCAGTAAACTTTTCGTTAGCGTCTATATCTTCTCTTTGTTTTTTAAAATTAGCTTCTAATTCTACCCTTGCTTTTTCCCCCTCGTCTTTAATACCTGCTAACTTTGTTTCAAGCGTAATCTTATTTAACTCTGTTTGAAAAGCAATCTCTTTGTCTTTTGCTTCTTTGTCGTTCTTGTCTTTTAAATCCTTTGCTTCTTTAGCATACTTATCTAATACTGCTTGCCTTTCCTTTTGTTCTGCTGCTGCTAAATCGCCATTGTCTTTTATACCTGCTAAAGCTAACTTCTTTTGCTTCTCGGCATAAGCTTCTGTAATATTTAAAAGGTCTTGTTCTTGTTGTGTCTTTAGCTTTTTATTAGCTTCTGCTAATATAGCTTGTGCTTCTTTTTCTTTTGCTTCTCTTTCTTTTCTTAACCTTTCCGCATCACTGGCTGATTTACTTGCACCTTGTTTGTCTATATTTTGAACAGCTAATTGATACCCAGCTTTTTTATTCTTAAGGTCACCAAGCGTCTTATCTAAAGCAGCAATTTCTTTTAGTCCATTTGCTTCTGTTGCCTTAGGGTCAAATACTAAACCAGATAGTTTTTCTGCTACGTTAAATTCAAAACCCTTACCAAATACTTTTGCAACTTGATTAACTCCATCTATAACTAATTGCAAAGGTGCAGTTACAAAGGTTAGTATGCCCTTAAGTATTTCTTTGTTTCTTTTCTCAGCTGCTAACTGTGCTTGTAGAACTATCTTTTGTTGTGCTACTTGCTTTTCTGTTGCAACAATTACTTGTTCTGTTTGCTTAATCTTTAAGCCTAAAATATCACGCTCGGACTTGCCTTGTAGTTTTAGTACATTATCTTGACTATCTATTGCAGATAGTTTTTCTTGTTGTGCTTTTACATCTGCTTCAGTATCGGTTAAAAGTTTCTTTTGCTCTTCACTTACACCGCTTACTGCTTCTTTAATGTCATCCCAATAAGCTACGATAGCACCTAATGCTACAACTAAAACACCAATACCAGTAGAACCAATAGCAGCCTTGATACCTTTGAATGTATCTACTGCAACACCTTTTAAGTTTGTAAATGCAGCACCTAAGTCGCCTAATTGTTCAAGACCTTGTGATAATGCAAGTGCCGATTGCACTTTAGCCAATGTCTTTTCTACGTCTTCACCTTTAGAACCAAGTAAGCCTAACGCACCTTGTACCGCAGAAAACCCACCTGCTACTGTACCAAGCGTTTGCGAAAATGCTTTAAACTTTGTATCTGGGTTAAACGCATCTACTAAGGTTGCAGCATCACCGATTTGGTCTTTAAGTTCTGCTGCTCTTTTAGCTGCTGCAATAGCTTGTTCTGAAGTAGCACCAAACTTATCTGACAAAGTTTGTACTTCTTGTGTAGCTTGTTTTAGCTGCGCTTTTAACGAGCCTAAAGCTTGGTCTTGGTTTCCACCGACCTGTATATCAAACGTAAGTTTTTCTGACATTATATTACTGGGTATTTTGTATTAATTACTTTTAAAAACGATAGCTTAGTTGTGTTATACTCCATAGGGTTAAAGTTTTCGACTTTGTTAAGCCTAAACAATACCCCGTCAATATATACATACTTGCTAAAATCTAAGTTAAATATGTCTACTATATCAAGTAAACCAAAGCAAGTTAATAGCTTACTATCTTTGTTTGTTATTTCTGCAAGGTACGGACTATGGTAATCGTTGAACACATTAAACTCCGTAAAGTTAGCAGGGCTAAATTGTATTTCTTTAGGCGCACCAAAGTTAATATCGCTTGTAGAGTTATTAGGGTCGTTTAAATGACCTGCATAACCATAGCTTGTATAACTACCTAATACAGTACTTGTATTCATTATATCCCAACTTGCAACACCTGTAATCTTTTTGGTTTGCATTATGCGTATAATACTATCCATTCTATCCTCAGCACTATTTGTATTTGACTTCTTATAAATAGCAGGAAATACTTTGTCTTGTCCTGTTGCTTGGTATAATACAGACGCAGCAAATATAACTTCTAAAACGTCTGTCTCCTTTACGAAATCAAACTCAGTATCGTAGATAAAATCGCCATAACCTTCGGTGTACTTCTTGCGATAGTTTTCGTTATAGAAGTCATTGTCTTGCTTAAACCTGTAATCGTAATAACGAGCATTAACTTCGCTCATTGGCTTTACGCTAATAGGTTTTGACCTGTCTATCTTGTTAGTCCAATCTAAAGCGGTAGCCGATGTAGTAGGATAGAAATCGATATACGGGCTAATAACAAGCTCCTTATCATTAAACTTATTCTCATAAACATAAAGATTAAACATCTTAACAATGCTCAAAAAGAAATCTCTTTGGAATATACCTTTAGGAATAGTATCGTTTACTTTTATTGTTTCTCCTATATTAACTTGAACTTGCGTAGGGGTACTTGTAGTAACTCCTATTTCGCCCATTGTAATAGCAAGGATAATTCCGTTACCTAATATCTCTACCTGCATTGTGTCGGTATTAGCAAACGTAATATTATTAACTGTGAAATCACAATTCATAAAGCTACTAATACTTGCATCGAAATCTTGTCTACCTATTTCTACGTTATTCTTTTTAAGTATAACTGAATAGTTTGGTAAAGATGGATTATAAAAGGTTACGTTACCTCT